CTAATGTTTTCTTTAAATTAACATCATATGGTTGTGTTAAATCTACGGAATTAGCAAAGGTATATTCCCCAGAAGTTACTGTTGCATTGTTTGTAACTGTTAACTTTAAAGCATCCAAAGAAGCGTCATAAACTGTATCTGACTTTGAACCTGTGAAATTAGCAGTATGTTCATCAATTGTTCCAACAACAAGCCTTTCAGAAGGTGCTGGTAACGTAGTTGTTATTCTTGTATTATTCCATGCAGAATCCTGTGAACCAGGAGAAGGTGATTGTCTACCACCATCATCCTCAAACTTAATTAAATAAGTTCCTTCTAATAATGGAACAATTTTCTGAGTTTGGTTTCCTGCTGCTGCAACTACAATTTTCTGTCCGTCTTTCCATTGAGCACCAGTTGTCTTACTAGAATGTCTAATTAAGGTTTTACCTCCCAACAAAACATCAAGTTCTGTGGCACGATCCCAACTTAATATCGCACTTGACTCGTCTATAGGAAGTAAACTAACACCACTAACATTAGTCGGAGGGGCAGTTTTACCAGCAGCAACAAAAGGATTTAAAGCACTAGGTAAGGTTGATCTCAGACCTGAAGCACTAACGCTATAAACTTCGATCGTATAATTACCAGCAATAGTATCTAAAATTTCATAACTTTTAGCACCTTCTACAGTTCGAGAGACATAGTTGCCTTTTTCATATCTCCATCTGATGTACACATTATCAGTAGAAGTAGTCCAACTGACAATAATTTTAACTCTTGCAATTCCTGTATTTTCATAAATAACTTCTTCTGCCGTAACTCCTATAGGAGAAGCTGGAGCAACGTCCAAATTAGTAACATCTCTAGTAGTAAGAGCAATACCACTCTCTATATGATTATATTTTCCTGAGTTATATTGACTTGCGGTAATTGCATAATTGGACCTGTCTTGTTCTTTAACCTCTAATACTCTCCAGGTAGAAGTTAAAATATCATTTGTTTGATAAACCCAGACACTATTAACATTAGGAGCACTTGAAAAATGTTGTCCCAAGTTAATTACACTTCCTGTGATTGAGGTAACTGATTTATTCTCAACACTCCCATCAGGAAGTATAGCAGATAAAGTAGCTCCTACTTTATACGTTAAATCTGTTGTGTCATCTACTGTTACAGAGTTTGTTGTAGCAGCCTGAATACGACCTCCTCTACGTTCTCCAGACTTAACAGGATCAGCTATCTCAATAATTTGCCCAGGTCTGACAACAACTCCTGCATCTATAGAAGTAGCAAAACTAACAACTTCACGTTCTACATTTTCCATATAAAGCAACCATTTCGCTAAGCGATTAGCTTGCCCCCTACTTGTACAAGCAAACGCATCAATATTTTTAACTACTGATCCATAACGAGTTTGGTTCGCAGTATCAATAACTTCCTCATAATTAATATCTCGTAAATCTAAATCTAAATATTTAGCGACAACTACTGTAGGTCTTGTTCTTTGACTCGTATTTGAGTAAGTAAATCCAGGAGATAAAACATTAGCAAGGGTAAATAAATAGCTAGAATCTTTAGGAGCGTCTTGTGTAACAGTTAAGCTGCCAGCCTGATAATAGGGCATGGCTCTAAACACAGAACACATCTGATTAATTACGTTATAGGCTTCTTGTTGATTTTGAATTGACACATTACAACTAAATCTAGGTTCTGTATTACCTGTACCTGTTCCATCATCTATTTGAGCAGAACAATAAACAGATGCCTGATAGAAACTAAACTTGTCTAAATCAGCTTCGACAAGATGAGCACCTAATCCGTACCTAGACGAACTTAAAAGGTCATATAAGCACCAAGCAGGATCATTTGTGTATTGTGCAGCACCTAATGTTCCATTAAACGTACCAGTATAAGACAAGCTGCCGTCTGCCCTTACTGTTGCATTATGAGGGATTTTTACTTTAATACCTTTAACTAAATATTGTCTTGTAGGAATAGAACTAAACTGTTCTGCATCAACCTTTAATCCAATTAACGCACTATTAGGATATGTTCTTTGATCATATTTTATCTCTACATAATTATTAAATTGAATTTCATTAATTAATTTACTTGATCCACTATCAGCAGTAATTCGAGTGACTTTTATATTGACAGGAAAAGCTCCACTCAAATTAATTAAGTAATCTCTTAAATAAGTGTCAGGAGTTCTACCCGTAATAGTTCCTGCATTACCAGATACAACAGTTGAGTAAGATCCTCCAGAATATTGAACAGCAATCTCTAACTTGACTTCCGTACCGAAAATATCTCCTTCATCACTATATTGTTGTAAAGAAGGAACGGTTATTGTTACTGATACTGCATCAACATCCGAGTCCGTAATCTGTACAACTTTAGGTGTTGACTGAGGAACAGTAGAAAAACCTGTAGTTTTTGTTGTAGAAACATTTCTGGTTACAGGAATTACTGTTTGATTAGATGTTCCAGTTCTTACTTCATAACTAACATCCTTAAAATTAAAAGTACCATCAGCAGCTTGTAATGGAGTGTTATTTAAAAATATAGATTTAGCTCCATCTGCTAAACCACCTATTTCTCCTTCGCCTATTAAATCAAGGATTCTGGCAAAACTTTTAGAATCTAAATTATCTTTAGCTTCGGTAGGAGTTTTATTACCTCCGCCACCACCTTTTCCACCACCCCCCGATCCAATGATTTTACTCATACTTCTACCTGCTCATTGTCAATAGCAGCCGAAATCACAATAGAACCAGTTAAAGTCGTTCCATAAATAACAGGCACAGCTACTCCAGCACGACTTGTATTTTGTATTCCACTAAAATTAAAAGATAGACGAGGATCTTGTTCTTTTTCAGGAATAACAGGCACAGGGGTTAACATTTGGGCTACACCAGTTAAAGCTAAGGCAATACCTATGTTTCCAACAGTTGCCTGAAATGCACTATAACCTTCAGCAGCAGAAAAACCTAAACCACTAAATTGTGCACCAGGAAACATAATAGCTGCACCTATTAAAACTGCTCCTAATAAAAATTTACCAAATCCTCCTTCACCACCAGCACCACCAACAACAGGAATGATTTTTATTTCCTCCTGTCCATTTGGATAGATCAATTCTTCTTTTGTTAATTCCCAATTACCAACCGCTACTTTGTAATACCGATTTGCCATATGTTTTTCCAGTTGTGGAAAATTAACAATTAAAAATTTTACAGCTTGTGCAGCACTACTTACTTCAGCTTCAAAAGTCTTTTGACCTAGAAACTTTGCTAATTCTCCGTATAGCTTAATTTTACGCAGCATAACGAATCCTCTTACCTGTACATTTTAGCAACCATTCATCTAATAAATCACGACTTGATAATCTATTTTGCAAATGATGTAAAACAGTTTGTTCTCCTAAGTAAACACCAATATGATTTAATCCGCTACTACTTATCGACATTAACAATAAATCTCCTTTCTCTATATCCTCTTCTTGTGTCAATTCTCTAAATCCTGTTTTTGCGAAACAATTTGCAAACATTGGATTCTTTATAAAATCCTCTGGATCGTTTGGTCTAATCCAATCTATTAGTTCTATACCTAACTCCTCTTTATACCAATCTCTACACAAACTCCAACAATCAGTTACACCCCAAACCCATTGCCTTCCAATTAAAGGTGCTTTATATCCACAAGGTTCACAAAAACCCCATTGTTTTAAATTAGGTTGAACAATCCACCATTTTATCCCAGATTTCTCGCAGGCAATTTTATCCGCTTCACTAGGTTTCGGACTTGTTACAGGGTGACTATGAACAACAGCACTTATTTCTCCGTATTTATCTTCAGCATTAGCCCAATCATTAGGGTCTAAAATAAATTGATCTTCAGGATTCACAGCTAAATTATTACAAGGAATATATTTTTCTTTACCTTTAACAACAACTAAAAGACCACAAGATTCTCTGGGATCTTCTTTTATTGCGTGTTCAAGTGCTTTGTCCTTCCACATTATGAATAAAACGAGCCAACACCAGGGAAATCTCCAGGTAAGACTTGGCGTTTAGGAAGTCTTACTCCGTTGAGATCAAAACTTGCTGCAAGTTCAAATTGTATAAGATCTCTTGTTTCTGTAACTTTGCGATCTATATAATAAACTTCGTTGGGAAATGTAGCTGTAGGATCAGGCGTTCCATGAGGATTATCGCTTGATTCCTGACTTACAAGACTATCATTCTCTTGTAATAACTCACTCTCATCTTCTAATAGAATATCTCCAATATCAAAATTTATATGATCTATATATCTTTCTAAAGTTCTAATTCTTGTAACTTTTGCTCCTTCTAAGCCTTGAGGTAAAGTTGCAATTATTGTTGTAAAAGTTCCTAAAATATTAGATATAGTAATTTGTGGTCTTGGAAGTTGTTTTCCATTAAATTCAAAACCATTAGCTTCTATAGGCATCCTTGTATACTCAACATTATCAAAAATAAGATTGCCATTATTATTTTCACTCACTCCATTATGAAAATAATAAATTGTATTTGCACCATGAATTGTAGTATCTAGCTGTAGTTGAAAAAGTTCAACAATATTACTAGGATTTATCTTCTGTAGTTCTGATACAGGAGTAGCCATTAGGGTTCAAATACTTGTTGAAATGTCATGTTTAATGTAGCTCTATTTTTATAAGGTATTGTCTTAGTCCAACCTGCACAAACCCATTTATAAGCAGTAGAACTACCAAGAGGAGTCCAATCAAATGAAGCACTATCATCTGCTCTGGCTTCAAGAAATGTCTCTATAGTATCTGAGTCTGTTTCTGAAATATTGACAAAACTCAAAGACCAAACAAAAGGTCTTGTATTTAATCCAAATTTAATTCGATGCTGGTAGCCATCATTAAATTGAGCAACATTAACTTTTGGTTGTACAGTCTTACGAGCCTGATGACTTGGTTTGATAGAAGGAAAAGTAGCCATTATGAAAGTAAACCTCCTGGTCTTTTTTCTTTAATAAGTTCCGATTGAACTACTGCTCCTATTAATCTACCTAATTCTTCGCCACTTGGTTCATCACCTTCAACAGAAGTTCCAGAAGCATCTACGTTTACTACAACACTCGTTGAACCACCAAGAGCATGATTTGGTGTAA